CTGCCACTGCAGTGCTCCAACGCGAGCATCAGGCGCATGTTGCACCCAATCCTCTAACACCTCAATCACTTCAACCTTGCCGGCTGTGTAATGAGATGGGCTATTAACCGCATCCGCACCAGTCACGTTGAACTCGTTCATGATCATCCTTTAGAGGCTTGAACTTGCAGGTCTCCCTGATAGCGCCCGGTGACTGAGTAGTCCTTATTCGGCAGGAGCGACATCTTGTGGAACACAATCTGCCCGATTCGCATCCCAGGCCACAGGGCAACTGCGTGCATGGAACGTGCATTTTGCAGCTCCAGCGTCAACCGCCCCTTAAAGCCTGGATCGACATACCCAGCCATCAGGTGCTCGATACCTTCCCGAGCCCGGCTCGATTTAAGCGCCAGCTGTCCAGCCACGACGTTCGGCACCGAGAAGCACTCGAACGTCTCCGCGAGAATGAACTCATGCGGCTGGAGCATGAACGGTTTTTCCTTCGTATGCCCCGCAATGGAATAGGGGACAAATTCCGGGCTTGTTGGAATTTCAACCAGGAGGTTTTCCCCAAGCCTCACATCAAGTGAGGCTGGGTTGACCATCTGCTCGTCGAAGGGTTGCACCATACCTCTACGCGCGAGCGTAAAGATTTCATAGTCTGGTAACACAGACACTGTTACACACTCCTCCACGTAACACCGCGAACAGCTAGATCCATAGTCCCAAAAGAGACACCTAGATCGGCAGCCATGTTTTTTATGGAGCAGCCTCGCCGTGCTTTGGGCGTATATAAAGCCCTCGCACACAAAACCTGCTCCTCATGTAAGCGAGCTCTTCCATTAGAAGAACCTTTTTTGGCTTGCTCTTGAGAATTTTGCCAAGCGCAGTTACCTGGCTCGTAATTTCCCTGATCACGAAAGCGTCCCAAGGTCGTTCCTGCAGGACGATCTCCCATGTCTGCCAAAAAGTTTTCAAAGGTGTCCCATCTGGGATTGACCGTTACTCCTTTGCCTCCGTAGTGCAAAAAACGCGGATTACGAGGGTTAAAGCATCTATCACGCATAGAAAGCCACGACTGATAAGTCAACGACTTACCAGCCGTAGTTGCGTGCCCGTGGCGTGGAATACCCGGCATCAGCCTTTAGTGGAAGTGGTTTCCTCAGGAAGCTGGACGTGCTTCCAAGTCTTTTGCCACTTGATGCAGTTGATGGTGGTGATGTGAACGCCGTACTCACGGGCAATCTTGGCCACGGACTTGTTACCAGCCGCCAGCTGGCGCTTGATCTCCATGACCTTGGCGTCGTTCAGCACCGACACACCCCTCTTGCCGCTGGACTTACGAGTCTTAGCTTGAGACTGTGACTTACGTACGTCAGATGTACGTACAAGTTTTTCACCAGCAGGCAGCGGGATGGTCTGTTTGGGCTTAGTCAGGTCTAGCTGAACATGCTGGGACGCATCTAGTGCGAAGCGTGCTGCTTCAAGTGCTTGAGAGATCTGATCAAACTGAGTTTCAGAGAGGACGTACATGCTCATGAGTGAGAACGGGTGCAGTGTAGTAGAGAAAGGGGATCAGGAGTCAAGCTCCAGCTTGATGGCTGCCTGGAAATAACCTGCAACCTTGATGCGCCGGTAGATGTGGCCGGCTTCCTCGCTCTGCTTGTTCTCAATGGTGTCGTACTGGGCACGAGCCTCATTGAGAGCAGACAAGGTTTCAATGTTGAGCAGGTTCAGCTCAGAATCCGCCAGCTCCGAGAGCTTATCGAGGTAAACAGACCTGCCCCCCAGCAGGTAGGACCGGAAAAAGGGCAGCGTCGAAATTTCAGTCATGTAAATCCAGTAGTGATCAGCCGAAGTACAGCTTGCGCCGCTCTTCAACCCAAGCATCGTATTCTGCGCGGTCCGCAAACCTGTGCTGAAACACGTCCGGCACAGGCAAGTTGGTTTGAGACTTTTGCTGGCGCATCTCCATCAGATCGTGCCAGTTGTATCCGCGTGATTGGCGGTAGTAGTCGGCGTACCAGTCAGTCATGCAAAGAAATTGGGGTCTTGGTGTTTTAGCCGGGTGAGATCGGTGAGTCTCAGTTTGAGAATCTCGTGGATGGCGAGGTTAGCGAGTTTGCTGGAGCAGATCGTGTCGCTGGTGGCGAACACGTATATCAGGTGTCTATACAGCTGGGTCAAGGTGCGAGCCCGGACCCAGTGCGTATCACCTGGAATGGGCTCGGTTCCGTACTCCCAGTCGTCGTAGTCACTGGAATTACGGAGTTCCCGAGCCTCGCTCCACTCAATCGTCCGGGTGGAGCACTTCCCAGTCGTCGATGCGGTTGTAGAAGAGTCGGGCAAGTTCTGCATCGGTGGCCGGGATCAGATCTTCATCCGAAAGGTAGAAGGTGCCTCGGCACAGGGCAGGTCCGTACTCCGCTGGGTCAAGGAGCGTTTGCTCGTAGACAAGCACCATTTCATCAACAACAGCAGTGACGGTGACAAGGCCATCGGTATCCATCGAGAAGTCATCAAGTTCAAGGATCATTCGCCCAGCCCCTTCACAGTCTGCTTGGGATTGAGGGACTGCATCCACTCGTCCCAGCTCATCTTGAGGAACTGTTCCAGGTCGTCAAGCTGTTCGAGCTGGTGGATGTCGTAGACGGGGTTGAAGTCCAGCTCCTCGCATCTGCGGATCTTGTCCTGGAGGACGCTGCGTGCCCAGTGGACGGCGAAGTACCAGGGGCTGAGCTTGAAGTTGTCAACTGGAGTGTGCGTGTTCATTGTGATACTTGATTGAAGCGGCCAGCGGTTGCTGACCTGTCCCTAGAGTTACACATGACCAGCAGGGTGTCAAGCTGGTCGTGTAACACTCTGCAATGTGGCAGCGGCGGCCTGGAGTCGCTACCTTTGTGCTCCGTCCTTTCTTTGAGGGGAACGGGTAGTCCGCAGTAGCCCGGCTGCGGTAAGGCTGGCACCTCGGGAGGACCAGCCACCGGGCACCTACTCCGGCACACCAAGAGCAGCTGGCTCGTATTGCGTGAGTACGCAAACGTCAGCGCCCTGCCGCAGAGCAGTCCCAACGATGTACTGGAACTGCTTCTGGGCGTCGTCCGACTCCTCGATCTGGTACTCCTCGACCTCGTAGGCCAAGCCTTTGCGGTACCAGGCAATCCGCACCACAGCCAGCAGCTCGTAGGGGATATCGCCAACCGTGTACCCCAGGGTTGGTTTCCTGGGACGCTTCGGCTGGGGTGGTTCCGGCTTAGCCACGGGATCTCTCCAAAACAGCCACCCGGCAACCCGGAGCAGCCCTAGGAAAAAGTTAGGTGGTTTCAACCCGATCGAGTTCAGCTTCAATAAGTTTGCGGACCCAGAGACTGATTGGGACATCGGAATCCTTGCAGTGCTGTGAAAGTTTGGTGTAGAGCGCTGGCAACATGGTGACGCTCACAATTTTGCGACCGTTTTTTATATCAGCCATAGTTAATATGTGCTTTCACCACGGAAAGTTTTTACAGCAGTTTCTATGTCTGTTTTATGTGTTTGCAACCACTCAAACTCGTAATCACAAACATCGCAAGAGCGCCCATTGACAAGCTGTTTATGTGTTTTAGGCGGTCTACCATTTTCCTCTCTATAGACTCTTTTTACTTCTCTGCCGTGCTGATTAGCTAGTTTAGTTGCTTCCTGTGGAGAAGCTCCGCCCAGTTCCTGAAAGGCTTCTTGGAGGGAAAGCATCTTCACCCCTGGCAGTGCTAATTCACCTCCGGCACTGCGTGCTGCATAATTTAAGACAATATCCTTCAACATAAGTTGAGCACGGTCGTCTACGCCACCTAGTTTTTCCAGTAAAACAAGACTGCGTTCAACAGTAGTTAGTACATCCGGTAGCAACGGCTGAGTGTCCCGCACTTGGGACACTCGACCGCCATACAACTCTTCAAGAAACCAACCATCCATCCACACGGCAAAAGGTGCGCTGATCCAGCGAGCAAGATCGACGGCTACCTGCGGATGGACCATTGTCAGACTGCCCGTTCCGCCTCTGCTGGACTGGATCAAGTCAAACCCGGAAATTCCGGTTTCGGTCTCTAAGGCGTCCAGATACTGCTGGCACCGATCCGATTCTCTGTAGTCGGACCAACGCTTGCCATTGGCTTTGCACATGGCCGTGGCATTGACGTAACCGTCAGTCGTGCGACGGGCAATCGGCGTGCCATTCCAGGCACGGGTGGTCAAATCGTTCATCAGACTGCCAACAACTTGGCTGGCGCGAGGGGTCAGTCGAGTCAGGACGGGGGCGGTGAGGGCCGCCCCTGCTCCGTCTAAAGAAATTAACCGATCATTCCCACATTCGGGCAGCTTCCTCCATCAAACGGTCTAGTTCTTCCCGAGTGCGCTCTTCCCTTGGGGATACCCCCAAAAGCTGTCCCGCCTGGCCAGAACCACTGGTATCACTGGTTTCTGAGGGGGGACAGGGGGTAAGGCTGTCCCCCTGGTGTCCCCCCTCCACCTCATCTAGGGGGACAGGGGGGGACAGCTCCAGAGCCTGTCCCCCCTGACTTTCCAGTCGTACCAATGCTTCTTCTAGGGGGGGACAGCTTTTTTGGGTCTTTTCACGCGAGGTAATTGCTGTGTAAGTTGTCTTCTCTGGAGTCTCATATAAGACAGCCACGAGACCCCGAGAAACAAGCCGCTGGGTCGCCTTCTTAATCGCGGTGACACTGCCACCACACAAAGGGTCTGCAGCCAGGTCAGAGCGGCTCAGAGAGCGCGGATAAACGGCCCTCAAGCGCTGGAGCACCCGATCCACCACCGTCGCCGGCCCCTCGTTGCCCTCAACGTCCACGAAGTCCGCCAACGAGAAGGTCAGGTCGTTCTCCAGTTTCATCAGCAGCGTGGAGCCATCACGCCCGGTCCTGGACTTCTCCACGGTGATGAGGCGGCTGTTGGAGCCGGTCCGCTCTACCTGCTTCTTGTCGGGCCGCCGCAGGCCCCACACTTCATCCACAGCGTCTCTGATGGCCGTAGAACCCCGGAAACCGCCGGTCTTGTTGGCGTGGTGGATCAGCAGGATCGTGCAGGCCGGGAACAGGCGGCCGTTGTTGTTGGCCAGCCAGTAGATCGGGCTGGCGAACTCTTTCTTGTTTTCGTCGAAGGCCGAGCCTCGGCTGCAGCCAGTGATCGAGTCAATGATCACGAGCTTCGGCTGGTGCTTCTCAATCAATTTGACGAAGCGGTAGTACCAGTTCAGGTCCCAGCCCATCACGACGGTCACAGGATCCGTGCGCTGGAACTCCAGGTCCCGCATCTGCTGCTGCACCTGCACTTCGGACTGGTCGCCGTTGAGGATCAGAACCGGGCCAGCCTTAACCGGCACCAGATCACCCCGCACCGAAAACGGAATCCCCCGCGCCACGTGTTTGGCGATGGTCCATGCCGACATGGATTTGCCATCACCACCAGCGCCGTGGATCATCACGGTGCCTGGGCAAGGCAGCAGATCAGGAATTAGGTACTCAAACTTCAGATCTTTGTCGAGCAGGCTGGCCATTTCCATCTCGTCATCCTGCTGTTCGTACTGCATCTGGGCGATCAGCAGCCGTTCCAGCGCCCCGGCATCCCGATAACCGGCCTCCAACGCCAACACATTCATGGCATGGGCAGATTCCGCCGGATTTTTTATCTGCTGGATCTCTTTCGCCCGGCGGATCACCTCGGAGTAGGTGATGACGACCTGGCGGATACGGGTGACGTTGTCAGCCTCAACATCGGCCACAACCTTGCGCAGATCCTCCGACAGCCACATGCGGCCGGGCATCTGCTGGTCCGCCAGCCAGAAAAGCGACCCAAGGCTCACCGGCCCCTTGCGGAAGGACTTCCAGACCTCCTCACAGGGATTGCCATCAGCCCAATCCTGTGAAAATTCCGGGTCTTCTGCAGACCACGCGGACCACAGCGTTAACCCGAGGTCAGTCGGCAACTCCGAGTGGATCGCCATCCCCACCTTCACCCAGTGATCCCGGCTGCCATTCCCCTGGCCAGGAATCACCTTGAGCGCGGACTGAATGATCTCAGCCACCTCAGCCGGGTCTCGATCCGAGAAATCCAGCGCCTTCCGGTTCTTGATGAAGCCGCCGTCCTGGACCTCTTTGCCGGCCGCATCCCGCATTTCAGCGATCAACCAGTCCGGCGCCTCAGGAATGGCCTCCAGATCCCCCTCAAAGCCGTACTCACCGGCTGGAGCCTTCCCATCACTGGAGCCCGGATAAGCCCCGTAGATGACCCCCTGACGGCCCCAGAGGACCTCGTAGCCCGCCCCGGTATCCGACAGTCCAAAACCCTTTACATCGCCCCACAGGGCCTCAGGGACGCGGAAGAGGTACTTCGCCGCATTGGCCTTGGTCGAAGTGACGACTGGAGCACCCTCAAGCGACTCGCCCCACTTCTTTTTGAGACGGGCGAGATTGCGATCCACGTCCAGGATCACCAGACCAGAGCTACGCGGCCCGGTGAACGCACCCACCGCCTGAAACACCTCAGGCTTCCGCTCGATCTGAAGCGCAACATCCGCCGGCCCCATCACCTGATGGTGCGACTTCTCAAGCGGCGTCTTGCCCTTTGAGAGTTTCCCGGACTGGATCGCCTGATCCTTGACGTAGATCGGTGCGTAGGCGACACCAGTAGGCAGCTGGCGCACGAAGTCCAGCAGTTCTTGCACTTTCCTAGTGCTCATGTTAGAGTCTCACACGAGAATGTTTAGACACGCCTCTGCAGTTAGCCACTGCAGGGGCGTTTTCTCAATGTAGCCAGGGTTGTCAAGGCGTGTTAGTGTTTTACACGTTGCCCCCAGGGCGACCACACCAAACACCTACACGACCATGGGTTTCCTTTCAAAGCAAGCATCAGCAACCGTTTCCAGCTCCGGCACCGGCGGCGGCTACCTCCAAGTTTCCAAGCTCGCCGACGGCGGCTCCGTCCGCTTCGCCCTCCTGAGCGACGAGCCTCTGGAGTTCTACGAGTGCTGGGGCACTGACGGATCTAGCACCAAGCCTTTCCGCTTCGACTTCGAGCCCACCCCCGAAGACGTGGCAACCGAGATGGGTGACTTCGAGCCCCGCGAAGGCCGTGGCGGTCCCGGCACCATCGACATCAAATTTGCCATTGCAATCCCCGTATACAACTACGACACGGGCAACGTGCAGGTTTTGAGTCTTACTCAGAAAAGCATCATTAAAGAAATCGACCAGATTTCGCAGGAAGAGGACTATGCAGATCTAACTGCATGGGACTTCAACCTCAGCAAGAAAGGCTCGGGCCTTCTGACTGAGTACAAGTTGCGTCCTGCACCCCGCAAGAAAGGCGCCCAAGAGCACATTGATGCTGCCTGGATCGAGGCCAAGTCCAACGGGTTCGATCTCGGACGCCTTTTGACAGGTGGTAACCCCTTCAAGGCAGCTTGATGCGAGTTACGTGTGATACCTGCCTTTACTGGCAGGAATACGACCGCGAAGACGGTATCGGTCTGTGCTGGCGCTACCCTCCGAGAATTGTGGGGAATTTTGACGACGACGTGCGACCCTCTACTTGCAATAACCACTGGTGCGGCGAGTGGAAAGTAAAAAGTTCTAAGTAGTCGTAGAAGTAAGCCCTCATTCGTGGGGGCTTTTTATTGCCAACCCTCGCTTGACAAGGTAATCTATAGGTGGGAAAAACTATCTTCATGCCTTCCAACACACAAGACACCTTGGCTGGACTAAGGAAATGGAGGCTGGAGCAAGACAATTCAGGCCCGTTCCGGGTCTACCGGGACCAAAAAGGCCAGATCTACCATTCTGTTACACACATCCTCAAAGAAACTAGCGACAAGACCGGACTGGAGCGTTGGGAAGCCCGCCTGGGGCCGATTGAAGCCACGCAACAACGCAATGTTGCTGCCACGAGAGGGAACATGGCCCACTCTCAGGCGGAATACCTGCTGAAGACCTCGATGCAGCTGGCGCGATCCACTGCAAACAAGCGCAACGCTATTCGCTGGGACGAACAGGGACTGGCGCGAATCCCGGCCCCCATCACCCAATGGGCACTCAAGCGGGTCCGCCCAAATGTCCCCCGCGTTGGCTGGAGCGCAGCAGGCTACGCCCGAGGCTTAAGCGACTGGATCGCCGAGAACGTCACCGAGGTCTTCGCCTCGGAATTTTCCATTCACCACCCGGCCGGTTTTGCTGGAACCTGTGACGCCCTGGTGGGCATGAAAAACAATGCGCTGGTACTGGCTGACTGGAAGACCAGCGTGGGACGCAAGACCAACGACAAAGACCGCCTCCCCAAAGGCCATTCGTACATTGATCAATGCGGTGCCTACTCATTAGGCCTTAAATACCTCACCGGCTTAGAACCGACTGGAGCAGCCATCGTGCTGGCACGCCGCTGCGGCAAGCCCAACGTCCATTACATGACCCAAGACGAGCTGATTGAGGCTGAAGATTCATTCCTGGCGCGAGTGGTGACGTATTTCGAGAACTTAGAAATCCCGTCTCGGGCTGACGCCCTCGACAAAACAGCCTGAAAAGCCATTCATACCGCCTAAAGGCCATTCATACTGTGTAAGAAAATCGCCATTCAAGGTGATGGCTGGAGCAATGCTGGTACTTGCCGGGGTCTTCATCGGCCTCTACGGCCTGCTGGTGCTACTGGGTGACCGGGAGCCGGACGGCACCATCCGGGAGGGTATCGCTGGAGCGACCAAACGCCGGCAGTCTCGGGAGTAGTCTCACCCGTAGGACAGAGTGAAGCCCTACCGCGTGGGCAGGGCTGGAGCGTTCGTACATTGTCCGTACATTGTCCGTACAGTTTCAAAGCTCCTGTATCCGGACCGTCGCAGTCCCATTAAGCGGGACACCAAGACGATGTGCAGCACCTGCTGACAGGTCTACAGACCCACAATCACAACGATCGGTGACTGGCACGATCAAGCGCCTTCCCTGGTGCGTGATCTGCAACCGCGAGCCACAAGGCAACCATGGATGCGCTGCTGACACGTGCCAGTGCTGGTACGTCTGCCCGCAATAGGTCGTGCGCCCATGAAACCACGGATCGTAGACCGTCGCGGTTACCTGGCGAGCATCGGCTGGAGCACTGAGGCAGCACGCCAGCCAGAGGAGGAGGAGGGTTCGTTTCATGCTGCCACCGGCCAAGTCTTGATCTGCTGGAGCAGTTCCTGCCCGGATCCCCGGAAGCACTGACCACCCCGAAAGTTGGTCACCAGGTACTCCCTACCTTCGGCGGTTTGGAACTCTTGGACGCGGTAGCCCTGCTGGGTCAACCATTGGCGGCATTCTTTGATGGTGCGCATTTCTTTAGGTGCTGTGGAAATGTGGAAATTGTGGAAAACCTCAGAGGGTGCCATCTTCCATGGCCCAAGCCTGGAGCACTTGCGAGGCTTCGATGGTGCGGCTGTTGGTGGCTGCCCGCTTCAGCGCAGCCTCCAGGTCCAGCTGGGTCTGAGTTAGGCGTGGTGCGCCTTGGGGCTTGAGGTTATCCGGGCACAGCCCACCACCACGGGAGAGCTGGATCTGCTCCCAACGAGGCACAAGCGACCACCAGAACTCGGTATGTCCTTCTTTGCCGTGTTCCTGCTGGAGCTGGAGCAGCTGCTGCCAGAACTCGGCGGCCTTATCTGGCGGGATCGTCTGATTCTGAGCGATGAAGCGGAGATCCCGGAGGTCCCGCTTTTCGTTTCTGATTTGCTGGCGCAACAGTTCGCGGGCATCGGCGGCCGCTTGTTTGCGTTCTTTGCTACTGGTGAGCATGGCCTAAGGATTGGGCTCGTGTGCAACACTACCACAGCCGCGCAACCCTGCCAGCCAGGTTGCTAAGTGTAACAAGACCAGGGCTTAGGGCTGGGGCTGCTGGCAGACTGGCGCAAGTCACCTAGGGAAACGATCCCATGACCCGCCAATTTCCCCGCCGTAAGCTGATCTATCAGCGCAAGTCGGCCAACGCTGCTCAACTCACAGTCCTAACCTGGCGTGAGTCGCTCGGGCTGTGGGGCTCTGAGACGTTTGCCACGGGCACAGCCGCTAAGGTCAACCGCACGCTGGCGCAGTTTGTCCAGCATTTCGAGCGCACCGGCCAGGCCATGACGCTCATTCGGGAAGACTGGCGCCGCCAAACCTTGCCGCAATGGCAGGCTGTGGTGGCTGCACAGAATCGCAAACCCTGGCACGCTTGACGACTGGCGCGTGTTGGCTGTATTGTTTCACAAGAGCAAACCCTACCAAGGCTCGAACCATGCAACGCACACTTTCGGACTTCCCCTGGATCGTCAGCTGCGACACGCTGAAGACCGAGGACCTACTTGTCAAGTTCTGGAGCGCAGCAGAACAGGCCGCGCAGATCATGACGCCCGGCCTTCCGTTCGCTGCCAACCATCGCAGCATTGCGGCCAGCCTGGAGCACTTCGTCGGTGAAGACTCGAACGCTGACCACTGGAACGACGAAGCCGCCGCCCAACTGTTAGACGACGTGGCCGAAGCCCTGCAAAGTTACGCACCCGTAGGCTTCAGCTTCGGCGCTTCCGTTGGTGATGGTGCGTGCTTCGGCTTCTGGCTTGACGAATCCTGGGCTGCAGCCCTGGAGCACTTCGGTTTTGGGAACGACGACCCTACCGGCTGGGCTTCGTTGATCGCTGAGCTTGACAATGACGGAATCGACCCCGATACGGCGGAGGATTCCTACTGCGGTCGCGCTGAGGGTGTGACGGAAGAACGGGCCGGTGCAGACTACGCTCAGCAGCTGGCCGAGGATCTGGGAGTCCGTCTGGACAAAGTGGAATGGCCCCATAACTGCATCGATTGGGACAACGCCTGGGACGTGCTGGTCATGGGCGACAATTACCGCCTGCACAGCATCGGCGGAGGTGATTGGCTGGTCTTTCGTGCGGTCTGACCGCTGCGCCCACCGATCACACGGCCCGGCAACTAGGCCGGGCTTTTCTGTGCGAAATGTGAGAGCGCAGAGGTTAGCATGGGGCCAGCGAGTTTGTGACTCTTACCGTGCCCGAAGTTGACGGCCAAGAAGTA